GTGTCGGTCTTCACGTTCTCCCACACCGCCTCGGCAGCAGCGAGCAGCCACGTTTCGAGCTTGTCGTCGCGCCGGTAGGTGTGTTCGATCAGCCGCTGCCCGCCGATCAGGCACGCGACGTGAATGTGGTCGAGACCGGTCACCAGCCGCTGCCACGCCACCTGCGCGAGGACGTCGTCGGGGACGTCGTCACGCCACTTCCCGGCGACGAACGCCGATCGGGTCTTCACCTCCAGGCCGCACACGATCTGCTCTTGGATGTCGAGATCGGGGCAGGTGATAACCATCCGGTCGATCTGGGACCGGCGCCAGGGGTGGGCGAGGTTGGCGAAGATCCCGCCTGCGCCGAGGTAGACGCTGTGGCGGCGTGCCCACACCCGCGCGACGACCGGCTCCAGCTCGTTCCCCCAGTCGGCGGCCTCGGTGGTGTCGTCGTCGGGGCGTTCGATCGCGTCTCCCCGCTTCAGATGCCACACGGTGCGGGCGTTGTCCCGGGTCGACTCTCCCGCGATCGCGACGACGTCGGTGCCGGTGATCCCGGCACGCCGCAGCGCGACCCATTCGGGCGACCCCGGTTCCGGGTCGCCGAGGTACTCGGCGTCGGGCGTCACCCGCTGGTGGGTGACGAATAGTCGGTCGGTCACGGTGCCCGGTTCGGGGTTCATGACTTGCCCTTGCCTTTCCTGGTGCGTGGCTGCGGTGTGGTCGTGGCGGGTGGCAGGTGGATGTAGACGCGGCCGGCGTCGCGACCGATCCGGCGACGTGCGGCCTCGGGCCCGTCCGCCGCCTCGATCCGGTACAGGCCGTGGGTTCCGAAGCGGGCCAGCTGGTCCCCGCGGTCCGCGGGGAGCGACTCGCCCTGCTCGGTGCGGTAGGTGGGCCAGCTGCCCGTGCCGGTCCGGTTGCGGCGTTGCCCGTCCAGGGGTCCGCCGACGTAGACGATCAGTGCGGGTTCCTTGCGTTTCGGCATCCCCCCACGGTACCCCGTTTCAGGGTCGGAAAGGGACGCCGTGTCAGGTGCGGATGACGTGATAGATCGGGTGCAGGGCAGGCACGTTCACCGCGGCGGCCACCTGCCACGACGGGTAGTCGCGGGTGCCGACCTCCAGCTGCCAGAGAGACCCGTCCGACGGGTCCGCGATCACCAGCGTGTAGCCCTCGATCGTGCCGGCGACGGCGTCGAGGCGGCCGACGTGGTCGTGGCGGGCGTTCAGCGGGTGCTGCAGGCCGGGCCGGGCGACGGTCCGGATGACCACGTCACGCCCCAGCAGCGCGTCCAGCCGGTCGCGGGTCGCGTCCCTGGTCACCGGGCCGGCCGGTCACTGTGGGCGGTGCACCGCGGGTCCCGCCCGCCGCGGGCGCCGTAGCAGGTGCACCCGCGGGCGTGGTCGGCCTCGGCGGCGTTGCCCTGCTCGACGCGCGGGATGCCCTGGGTCGGGCCCGCGCGGCTCACCGTCGCTCTCCCGAGCCGGCGATGTCCCCGCAGCAACAGGCATCTTCCGGGCCGTGGACCAGACGGCATAGGCCGTGGATCTCTCGCGGGCACCACGCGCATGCCACGAACGCCCGAGCCTGCTCCGGTGTCACCGGACCTGCCCCCGGTCGGACGCGCCCGCGGCGTACCCCTGCCGGTAGCGGACCCCACCGGCGGCGTCGAACCACGCGTCAAGCTCGGCGACGACGTCCTCGAGTTCGGCGTCGGCGACGTGGTCCCGGACGATCGCGCGCAGCTGGTCGGCCCAAGGCACGCCCGACGGGATGTTGTAGGTCAGCGTGCCCGCACCGAGCTGGACGCGTTCTGGGCCGCCCTCACCGACCAGCGGGGCCGGCCGCCGTCGCACCTTGCCGCCGTTGCCATCCGGCTGCGGCACGTGCTGCCCGATGATCTCGATCGCCGCGACGTCGGACCGGTGCGCGGCGTCGGGCACGTCCGGATCCCCTGGGGCGGCAGGGGATCCGGACGTGGTATCGGGGGCCGACGGCAGGTACTCGGCGGGGTCATCGACCGGGCACACGTGCGGCGCCGCGATCGGGCATCCGGGACGGTGGCACCGGAACAGGTCGCCCATCAGTCGGCGTCCTGGGCGGGCGCGTTCCACCAGCAGCCGCGGACCGGGCACACGAACTCGTCGCCGGTCGCGTCGTCGCGGCGGTGCTCGTGGGTGGTCGGTCGGCCGCGGGCGTCGAGCCCGTCGTCACCGTCACGCGCGGGCATCAGTCCTCGTTCCGGTCGTCGGCGGCGTCCTGCTCGTTCAGCTCGGCCGCGTCGGTGTCGTACAGGTCGGTGTCGTCGCCGTCGGTCCCCCACCGGGCGGCGTGCGCGGCGTTGGCCTCGCGGGCGATCTCGTCGGAGGTGCGGAAGTCGGGCATGTCGACGAACGGGCCGAACGCCTGCCGGTAGGCCGCACGGGCGGCGGCCACGTCGGGGACGATCACGGGGGCGGGGGTGGTGGTCTGCGTCGTGGTCATGCCCACACTCTACACCACCACCGCCCGCCGTGTGAGGTTGTCAGTCGGCCGACTGCAACTCCCCGAACGTCATCGCCATGATCGTCACCACACCGTGCAGGAACACGCCAAGCTCGTGGATGGCCGCCTCGCCGGTCTCCTCCGACGACGCCGCCCGCAACCCGGCCAGCAGCGGCGCCAGCCGGTCACCCATCAGACGCCCGTAGGTCTCGTCATCGTTGCCGTGCTTGGCCGCGACCAGCTGCCCGCACCACACCAGCCGGTCAACCATGTCCGGATCGTCCGCGACGTTGGCCGCCCATTGCTCGGCGATCACCTCGCGGGACCGGGGCGTCACCGTCAACTCGGCGCGCGTGGCGCCCGGTGTGAACCGGGCGATCGTGGTGTCCCCGTGCGCGTGTTCCGGATCGCCGCAGTCCGGGACGTAGTCGATCAGCAGATCACACCAGCGTCCAAGGTAAGTGCCGATCAGCATCGTCAGCTTCGAGCTGCCGCCGAGAACGGCGTGTGTGACGGTGTGGCGCAGGATCGCATCCGCGATCGTGGACAGCTCGGCGTCGGTGGTGTCGTGGTCGTTGCTCGAGGCGATGGCCGCACCGGCGTAGAGCGCCATGATCATGCCTGCGTCGGCGCCGACTGCGGCGCCTTCGGCGGATATGGCGACGACGCGCGGCCGGTGGTGGCCGGTCGGGGTGGTCGGGGTGGTCTGGTCGGTCACTGCTGCTCCAGTCGTGCACGGGCCGCACCGGGGCGGCGGGTGTCGGGGCCGCTCCAGCCGGGCGGGAGCGGCCGGCGAGGTTCGGCGGGTTCAGGTCGGGTGATCGCCCACCGGCCGGTGAGCGGGTCGACAGGGATCGCGAGGTGCGGCGCTCGGCGGGGGTGGATGTGCGCTCCGGCCGGGCCGCAGTCACCGGAAGGGCACAGGATCGCCTCTAACGGCTCAGAACCGGGTACGGCGTGCCAGGGGGCCAGGGACGGGGGGTTAGGCCGGGAGGCGGCAGTCTGGCCCGTCCGGCGGACGGTTCCCTGGTATCCGTTCCCCCAAGCCCGGCCCGACGGGTTGGAAATACCGGGCATATCAGTACGGATCCTCTCCATCATCGTCGCGGCGGGTGTCGGCCGTGCACCGCGGATCGTCCGGCAGGTGCCCGCAGTCGTACGCGCACCGGTACGGCTCCAAGTCGCGATCGTCGTCGTCGAGGTCCCGGGTCGGATCGTCGACGCCGTCGTCGTACGCCGCCCAGTCGTCGACCGGCACCCACGGCATCAGCCGATCACCTCGCCGTACGGCAGCGTGCCGACCGGCCCGTCGTCGTCGGGGTCGAACCACGGGTTAGGCGGCGGGACGTCGCCGGCCGCGGGCTGGATCGTGGTGTAGCTGCTGAAGTCAGCGACGACGAACGACGGGGAGGTCGCGAACCCGGCCGCGGGGTCGGGCGGGACCGGTTCGGGCGCCCAGGTGCCGAAGCGCTCGCGGACGAACCGGTCCCGGCCCTCTGGCGTGGCCAGCTGGTCCCGCTGCTCGGCGTAGAACCGTTGGGCGGCGGCGAGCACGTCGTCAGCGGGCATCGGTCGGCGCTCCCGGGTCCGTCAGGTCGGGGAGATCGGCCGGGTCCGGGCCGGGGACCGGCGTGTGCTCGCCGTCGACCTGGGTCCCGTCCTCCGGCGACCAGGTCACGACCGGGCCCACCATCGTCGCCGGTAGGCCACGCGGTGCGGTGGGCGCGTCGACCGCGAGTACTCGGCCGCCCTCGACGGTGACCTCGCCGCGCCGCAGCTGCTCGGCGAGCGCGCCACCGAGGATCACCCGGGTCCCGGCGGCGGGGTAGGCGACCACCGGCCGGCCGGCGACGGGCGCGTCGTCGGCCGGTTGCGCACCGAGCGACTCCCCCGGTTCGCGCCGGTCGTCGTCGAGCGCGGTGTGCCAGGAGTGGACGCACGGCACCTGCGACAGGTCGACGTCGGTGGTCGTTCGCCGCGTCTCGCGCTCCAGCGATCCGCAGCTCGGGCACCGCTCGATCATGCGGTCGAGCAACCGCGACGACGACACCGGCGGTGGGATGTAGCCCTCCCGGTCGAGATCCCGGGCCGTGAGGTAGACGCCGAGACCGTCGGGGCCGACGACCAGTTCGGCTGCTGCGATCAGATCGTGGGCGAGGTCGAGCGCGGTGACCGGGTCGAGCCGCGCCCAGGATCGCCCGCCGCCGAGGATGACCGACGCCGGCTCGACGCGGTACTGCGGGATGCCGTCGGCGATTTCGAGGATCGAGTCGGATTCGACGGCAACGCCGATCGGGGTGTCGGTGGCGGTGTGTTCGCCGTCCGGCTGGATCTCGTGGCGGTAGCGGACGCCGGTGCGGTGGGTGGGGCCGCCGTCGCGGGGTCCGATCAGGGTGATGTCGATGTGCTCGCCGAGTTCGTCGGTCCAGGCGGGGGTGGCGCCGCGGGGGTCGGCGTTGGGTCCGGTGGTGGGGCGGCGGTCGGTGGTGGTGCGGTGCCAGGTGCCGAGGTGGTCGCGTAGGTGGTCGCGGTTGTGGTGGTGGGTGGTCATGGTGGGTTCCTTGGGTGGTGGTCGGTCGTGGTGGGTGGAGCGTACCCCGTTTGGGGGTGTGTTTGGGGGTGACGTTGTGTGGTCGCGGGTGGGTGGTTTCTGGGACGTTTGTGTGGGTCGGTTGTCCGGGTTACGTGTCCGTAGGTTTGCCGGTGACGGCGTCGCGGGCGATGACGCGGATGCTGGCGATGTCGGCGCCGATGGGTGCGGCTTCGATCCGCAGCAGTGCGGCGCGGTAGTGGTCGGCGAGCTGCTGGAGCTGCTCGTGGTCGCGGGCGGCGTCTCGGAGTGCGACGCGGGCGACGTGTAGCGATGCGCGTAACGCTTCACACTCGGCGAGTTCGTGGGCCAGGACGCGGACCAGCGTGGATGCGCGGGTGAGGCCGACCAGGCCGAGCGCGTCGGCCAGGTGGCGGCCTTGGGTGGCGTAGTCGTCGCCGGCCGCGGGTGCGGCGGCTGGGGCGAACGGTGGGATCCGGTTGGCGGTGTCGGCTGCGGCCTCGACGAATCCCGCGTGTCGGGCGGCGGCCTCGGCGTCCGGCATCGGAACGTCGCCGGCCGCGGGTGGCAGGGGCCGTGGATGGCCGGCCGAGGGCGGCCGGGTGCGGCGGGTGCGCAGTTCGGTCGCGATGCGGGCGCTGTCGGCGTCGAGCGAGCCGGTTGCGGGTGGCTGGTCGGGTGTCATCGCGGGTTCCTCTCGCGATCGGTTGTGGATAAATCTGGTGGACATACCTCGAGAACGTGAGGTTTTGGTCTGGTCATGGTTGTTCTGTACTGGTGGGCGCTACCCAGCGAGCGGAGTTCTGCTCCCCAGCGAGCGGAGTTCTGCTCCCCAGCGAGCGGAGATACCCGTTTACTGAACGTTGAACTATCGGGTATCTCCGCTCCCCAGCGAGCGGAGTTCGGTGCCCCTGTGGACAACGGTCTCCGCTCGCTAGCGAGCGGAGTTCACCGTCGTCCCCTCAGGTGCTACTAGCCGGTACTCAGATGCGCGACGGTTCGGGCCGCCGCCCCTCGAGACCAGGTCGAGCAGTCCGAGCGTGACCAGCCGGGCCAGGTGCTTCCGGACGGTGGACGCACCGAGGCCGCAGTCGGTCGCCAGCAGCTGCTCCCCCGGCCGGACGTGGTTGCCCTTCTTGCCGGCGTAGGTGGCGGCCATGAGCGCGACCAGCTTCGTGGTCGGGTCGACTTCGACGCTGCGGATCACCCGCTCCCAGTCGAACCGGCCGAGCGGCACCAGCACCCGCTCCCCTGGCCTCTCAGCGGCCACCGGAGGCTCCTCTGGCGCCGCGGGAGGCTCCGGGGCAGGTGTCGGGACCAGGGCAGGCAGGAGCGCGCCCTGTGCGGCTTTCCGGGGCCTGGTGGCCCTCGCCCGTGGTGCCGGCGACTCCCCGACGTCGGCGCGGCGAGCAACGGACACTTAGGACGCCAACGCTTCAGCAGCTTCCGCCTCCAGCTGAGCGGCCACCCGCCGATGCTCGGCAGCACGCTGCGCGAGCTCACGGGCGTCGGCGAGATTTCGGGCAGCGATCCACGCGGACAGCTCGGCGGGGGTGATCCCCCACCGGCCGCCGGGGAACTTGACCATCGGCGGCACGCTGTCGGGGGTACGTCGGCGGCGCATGTTCAACGCGCTCATCCCGATCCCGAGCGCGCGGCACACCTCGTCATGGCCGACGTACCCGTCGGGCAGGGGCCGGGGGCCGGTGCGCCGCTCGGCGAGCCGCTCTCCCGGTGGCTTTGGTCTGGTCACGTCATCTCCTCTCGTGGTCCCATCCTGAAAGTATCGCACACGGCGGCCCGGAGGGTGTAGTATGTGGGAACCACGACGCACCGACCACCAGGGAGCACCCGCCATGTCGCAGATCATCTGGAACGGCTATCGCGAGGTCACCGTCAAGAACGCCGCCGAGCGGGTCACCGGCACCCGCGGCAACTGGTCCGTGGCCACCGGTGCCGACGGCACCATGCCCCCCATCACCGGCATCGCCCGCAAGCGCGACGCGCTGCAGCTGGCCACCGGCCAGGCCCGGGCCGCCCGCACGACCGCCCGCAAGATGGCCGCCGCCGCCCGCCGCCTCGACACCATGACCACCGCCGCGCGGGCCGAGATCATGACCGAGGCCGTCGACCGGTCGGTCGCCGTGCACGAGATCCTCGCCGAGCGCGACGCCGCCGCCGAGCGGGCCAGCGACGACGCGGACGCGTTCTGGACCGGCACCGAGTGGGTCTACGGCGACGCGGCACGCGCGGCACGGGCCGAGATGAACGCCGACTCGGATGCCGACGCCGCCGCCACCTTCGAGGCCGCCATGACCGACACCTACCACCGCGCGATCGTGCGCCCGGCGTCGTCCCGGTTCATCGGCGACGACGCCCGCAATGGCCTCGAGGCCACCTGCTGGGAGTGCGGCGGCCGGATCGTTAAGCTGCCCGCCGACGGGGAGTACCGGCACGCTGGAGGCATCGCGACGGGCGACGTCGTCCGTCACGTCGAGAACGGCGACACCGGCACCGTGGTCTCGATCGCCGGCCGCGCCATGGGCGCCAACCTGCGCGGCGACGAGGTACACGTGCGGTGGGGCAACGGACCCGCCGAGCAGGTGATCTCCAGCGCCCGACTCGACGTCGTGTACCGGTCTGACGATGCCCTCGACGCCGCACTGCGCGCCGCTCACGCCGCCGAGGCCGATCGGCACACCGCGGAGCAGCTGGCGGTGTGCACGTGCCCCGTGTCGTTCCGGGCCACGGCCGGTCACCTGCCCACCTGCCCCGCCGTCGCCGAGGTGATGGCCCGATGACCGAAGAGACGCTGTGCCGGTGCTTCGCGATGCCGACGCCGCACCGGCACACCACCGCCGAGTTGTCGACCCAGATCACGGACCGGCCGGAACCGCGGCCGGTGGTCGACCACCGGCCGATCACCCGCCCCTACCCGGTGACGTTCTGCTACGCGTGCCCCGGCCGGTCCAAGCGCGCGACGGTGCGCGTCTACCAGGACGGTAGGTACGTCAAGGCCCTGTGCGACCGGCACGCCGAAAGCGATCAGGCACTAGCGGAACGGATGGCCCGGTGAGCGGCTACGGGCCGGACGCGCTGTCGGACCGGTGGGCGAGGCTCACGCCCGAGCAGCGTGAGGCTGCAGCTGCAGCGCTGCGCCGGGAGATGCCGATCAGGTTCCGGCGGCCGGCCGTCATGCGTGCCGTGCCGCGTCGAACGCCGCCCAAGCGGCAGGATCGGCGATGAACTGCCCACGCTGTGGGGACGAGATCGTCTGGGACTTCACCTACTGGCCCGGACCCGAAACCGTCGTCATCGGTGACATGCGTAAGACCAGGCCAGCGCCAACACCGCCGGTCACGTTCGGGTGTTCGTGCGTCGGCCGACCGAAGATGTCCCCGGCACACCGCCGGGGCAGGAAGGGAACACTATGAACCGCAAGGCATTCAGGAGACTCACCGTGTTGTTCGCAGTGCTCGCGTTGTTCGCGTCGATCGGGGCCGGGTTCGCGTCCCGCGGCGAATCCCGCCACACCACCCGGCAGGCCGTCACGCTGAACCACACGAACACCGAGAACGTCGCCCTGACCTGTTCGTCGCTGAAGTACCCAGACGGCGCGTACATGGTGACGATGTGCGGTGAGCCGTCGAGCTCCCCGATCTCGGGGAAGTGGGAACACAACAACCGGCTCGCGACGAACAATCCCTACCCGTCGGGGCACAGCGACACCATGCGCTACTGCATTTACGGGTTTCAGCACTGCACCAGCTACCACGGCGACGGCGACGTGTGGGGCGACACGAACGACTACACGATCAACAACTCCGACACCATGTGGGTCGAATTCGACGTGCTGTATGGGTCGACCTGGTACTGCCGCCGCTGGTATCAGAACCGGTTCGGTGACATGTCCTGGTCCACCTGCCCGTAGATCCCTGGCGCTGTAACAGGTTCGGCGCCGCACCTTGCGGGAGAACCCCGCGGTGCGGCGCCGAACTGCGCGCAAGGAACCCGAGAGGACCGTTTACCACGACGGACCGGTGCGCATCACCCAAGGTACCGGACCGGCCCCCGGATGGCACCATGGCGGAATGCCGCGGGAGATCAGCCACCAGGTTGGGTGCCTGCTGGTCCTCTCAGCCTGCGGGGTCTCGGTCGCCGTGGTGGTGGTCGGCATCGTCGAAATCGTCCGGGTCTTCCGGTGAAGCGCGGCGCGGCCGGCGACGTGCTGGTGGATCCAAGGCCATCGGCGACCGCGGCTGCATCGCGCCGACGAACTGGTGTAGCTGGAGGTGCGTGTCCAGGGTCCGTTCGACGCGGTCGAGCACCCGCCTGTTCTGGTGCTGGAACTGTTCGATCCGCTCCAGCCGGTTGGAGAGCCCGTCGACGTCCCCCGACGGGGTGACAGCTGCGACTACGGTCTCAGTTTCGGCCCGGCCTCGGTTCGCCGCGCGCCGCGCCCGCCATGCCTCGGTGGTCGCCCCGAGCGCGACGATCAGAGTCGCTAGCCCGGTCGCCCACGACGGCACGTCGGTCGGCATGACGTCAGCTGCTCGCGCGGCGTGCGATGGTCGGCGTCGGCGGGTCGGCGTTCGGGACGCGCCAGGTGGCCCACCCGACCGCCACGAACGCCACGATGACAGCCGCAACGATCGCGCCGGAATCGGTGGAGTCGACCGTCCCGTCCTCAGCGGCCTTCATCCCGGCAGCGACGCCCGCGGGGACTGCCGCGCCGATGCCGGCGACGATGGCCTTCCGGACCCGCGCGAGACGCCCTGTGCGGCCCGTAGGCGACTCAGACACGGTCGTCGGGCCCGTCGATACCGGCCGGGGCGTCCTGGACCCCCTGGCGGCCGCTCAGGCCCCCCACGGTGGTGCCCGCGGCCTGGACCCCGAGCCCCCCCGGGATCGGCTCCAGCTGCACCGGGGCCGTCTGCCGCACCAGCTGCTGCATCTGCTCGAGGATCTCGGCGAGCGTGGCCGACTGGGCGGCGGCGTGGCCGGCGAGCGCGACCAGCAGCTGCTCCCCCGTGATCCTCGGCTTCCCACCGGCGAGCAGCCGCGCGTTCGTCGGCCCCAGGTCGAACTCCACTTCGGCCAGCAGGTCCGCCAGCTGCCCTGACGTGATCATGGTGTCTCCCTCGCTCGTGGTGCCCTCATGATGCGCTGCCGCCTCGGCCGCCGCTGCAGCAGCCGCCCGATCGGCCCGGATCCGTTCCGCCACCCGGTGCACCGCCTGCCACCCGGCGTTGATCTCGAAATGCATCCCGTCGACGGTGGTCGTGTAGTCCTCGCCCCACCGGACCACCGGCCGGTCGGTCGCCTCATCCACCAGGCCCGCGAGGATCGCCCGCACCGCCCGTTTCTGCGCGAGGCTGAACGTGCCGTGCTCGCCGCGCGGGTGCAGGGTCGCGTTCAAGTCGATCGCGGTCCCCGACGCGTGGTTGGAGAACCCCGACTCTTTCCCCCGGATCGGCCGGTACGCCCATCCCCAGTCGTCACGGCCGGGCTTAACCATCACCTTCAGGTCGAGCGGTTCCACCTCACGGTGGAACCTGCGTGCGACCTCCACAAGGATCGTCGCGACGTCCCCCTGCCGGACGGTGATCTTCACACCAGGCGCACCGGGGACCTCGACAGCGGGTGGCGCAGCCTCCAGAACGGTCCACCCGTTCTGCGATATCGGGGTCGGTGTCATGCCCTCATCCTCCCACCAGCAGCCCTACTGCAGGTCGACCTCAACCCATTCG